GTTTGTACTTCCCGGTTCTGCTGTATCAGCTTTCCAAGGCATGGTTTCATTGGTTGCAGGAACAGCGGCTAACGCAGTAAGTGATGTAGCAGGAGATACCTTGACGCTAGTAAACTCAACCGTTCTAAACGCTAGAGTTTCTGTAACTTGTGTATCAGATGATGGAACTAACTCCAAATGGATGACAACTGTTCTTTCAACTCCAATTGCAACCATAGCTTAATACGCAGTTTAGTGTGTTAATATTGAGGGGTGAATTTCACCCCTTATTTTTAGGAGAATATAATGGCTGATGCAGTCGCAACACAAACAATTACAGATGGGGCTAAATTTGCCACATTTAAGTTTACCAATGTCAGCGATGGTTCTGGAGAAGCGGCAGTCAAGAAAATTGACGTATCTGCTCTTACCAAAGACCCCATGACGGGTCAGGCTTGCTCTAGGGTAGACATAAGCAATATTTGGTACAGCACTGTAGGTATGAGCGTAAAAGTCTTGTTTGATGCCTCTACAGACGTATTAGCGTGGCATCTTATTGCTGACTACTCTGATCAGTTAGATTTTTCTGGATTTTCTGGAATACCTAACAATGCAGGTAGCGGAGTAACTGGTGATATTATGTTAACAACCGTAGGACACTCTAGCGGTGACACTTACAGTATTATTATGAAAGTAATTAAATCTTATGGCTAGAAACTATAAGCTAGAGTATGCAAACTTTCACTCCAGACCTGAAGAGAAAAAACGCAGGGCAGAGCGAAATAAGGCTAGAAAGCTAATGGAGAAGAGAGGTCTTGTCAAAAAAGGTGACAACAAAGACGTAGACCACAGAGACAGGAACACTGGCAACAACTCGCCAAGTAACCTAAGAGTCTCTTCTAGAAAAGACAATAGGTCTAGAAATAGCAAGACAAAAGGTTAAACCAAAATTACAGATAGGGGTTTTTAAATGAAAGGTGTTAAACATTACAAAAGAGATGGAACTGAGCATAAAGGTTCTAATCACAAGATGTCTGACGGTACTTTGCACACGAATAAATCTCACACAAAATCTAGTGTAAAATTGTTTCATTTAAAAGATTTATCAGCTAAAGCAAAAGCTAAGGCAAAAAAGGGTTAATTCATGGCAACGCCTAGAAAAGGCAAGGCAAAGGTTAAGGTAACCTCGTCAGGCAAAAAGGTTAGCTATGGGCAATCAGGAAACGCTAAAGGCGGTGGCCCAAGGGTTCGTGCAGGGACATCTAAGGGAGACAGTTACTGTGCAAGAAGTCTTGGAATAAAAAAAAGGCTTTCTAAAAAGAAACAAAATGATCCTAATACTCCTAATAACTTGTCCCGCAAACGATGGAAGTGTTCTGGAGCTAAATCCAAAAGGAAATAAACATGGCAACTAGCGGAACATATAACTTTAACCTAGACCTTGGCGATGCTATTGAAGAAGCGTTTGAGCGAGCAGGGCTAGAGTTGCGTAGCGGTTATGATTACAGGACTGCCAGAAGAAGCATTAATCTTTTGATGCTTGAGTGGCAAAACAGAGGATTAAACCTTTGGACAGTCCAAGAAGGAACTCAAGCGTTAACTAGCGGTGATGGAACATATCCTTTAACCGGAGATGTTCTTGATATTATTGAAGCATTTGTAAGAACAAACAACGGAAACAGCAGTAACCAGTTTGATCAAACATTGACCAGAATATCAATTAGCCAGTACGCCCATCTATCTAACAAGTTAACAGAAGGCAAACCTTTGCAGTTTTTCCTTGAGAAAGACCCAAGCTCTGTAACTGTTAACTTATGGCCTGTCCCTGATGACACGGAAACATACACTCTTGTTTATTACTTTATGCAACGAGTTGAAGATACTGGATCACCTGCGTCAAACAATATGGATGTGCCTTTAAGGTTTCTTCCATGCTTAATTGCAGGACTTGCTTATCAGCTAAGTGTTAAGTACACCGAATCAAATCAAAAAGCGCCATTGCTTAAAGCTGAGTATGAAGAGCAGTGGAATCTTGCGGCAGATGCAGATAGAGAAAAAGCTTCATTGCATGTAACTCCCGGAGGATACAGGTTTTGACAGCATCTAAAGGCAAGCTTGCTTTTGGATTTTGCGACAGAACAGGGTTTCGTTATAAGCTAACAGACCTTGTTCCTCAGATACAAGATCAAAGACCTACTGGAATGCTAGTTGGTAAAGATGTTGTTGATGTTGATCAACCCCAGTTACAGCTTGGAAAAGTCGCATTTACCGACAATCAGGCATTAAGGAACCCAAGGCCTGACAGAGCATTAGATGAAAGTAGGGCTTTATTTGCGTTTAACCCTGTTGGTGGAGGTGTTACCGAGCTAGGTAGCTTTACTGTTGGGTTAGACATAGAATGCAATGCAGGAGAAGTTAAGGTGGTAATAGGCTAATGGCATTCACATACACTACATTAAAACAGACAATACAAGATTACTTGGAAACTACAGAATCTACTTTTGTAGCCAACCTTCCAACTATTGTTACGCAAGCTGAAGAAAGAATTTTAAAAGAAGTACAGCTTCCTGACTTTAGGAAAAATGTAACAGGCTCTTTAACTGCTAACAATCAATATCTTTCAGCCCCAACTGATTACTTAGGAATCTATTCTATAGCTGTTGATAACAGTGGGTATGAGTATCTTCTAAACAAAGATGTAAACTTTATTAGAGAAGCTTATCCTATATCTACAGCAACAGGAGTTCCTAAGTATTATGGAGTTTTTGATGAAAGAACACTTATAGTTGCACCTACACCAAGCTCATCATTTGACGTTGAGTTGCATTATTTCTACAGGCCAGAGTCAATTAGCGTTTCTGCTACAGGGACAAGTTGGTTAGGGGATAATGCCGAAAATGCGCTTTTGTATGGATGTCTGGTAGAATCTTATACATTCTTAAAAGGAGAGCCTGAGTTATTACAGCTTTATTCGGCTCAATACGCTGAAGCTGTTAGTCGGTTAAAGTCTCTTGGAGAAGGTTATGGAACTACAGACAGCTATAGATCAGGCGCAGTCCGCCAAGGTAGGAGCTAATTGTGATTGAAGTAGGATCGGCTGAGGCAGGTGTTGTTACTGTTGTTACGTCAGAAAATAAAGGGCTTGATGCAAGTCATTGGGCAGAAAGAGCAACAAGTAGAATTGTTTTTGTTGGTGGAAGTTGCCATCCTGCAATTGCAGATCAAGCAGAAGCATTTAAGGATCAAGTAAACGAAGTTGTAATGTTCTACATGGAACAAGCAATAAAAAGCGATAGAACAACATTAATCGCATTACTTGAACAAAACCAACACTCAGATACAGCAGAAATTATTAGGAGATTATAATGGCAATTTCGCAGGCAATGTGTACTTCGTTCAAAAAAGAACTGATGGAAGGAACGCATAACTTTAAAGCGTCAGGCGGTAACTCGTTTAAGTTAGCTTTATATACAAGCTCGGCTAGTCTGGGAGCAACAACAACTGCTTACTCTAGCACAAACGAAGCAAGTGGAACTAACTATACTGCTACAGGCGCGGCATTAACAAATGTTAATCCAACAACTTCAGGAACAACTGCATTTACTGACTTTGCTGATTTAACCTTTAGTAACGCTACAATTACGGCAAACGGTTGCCTTATTTACAACGACACCAATAGCGATAAAGCAGTTTGCGTATTAGCCTTTGGCGGAGACAAGACATCTACAGCAGGAGATTTTACAATACAATTCCCAACAGCCGATGCGTCAAATGCAATTATTAGAATAGCCTAGTAACTAATGGCTATTGTAAATGGTTTTGGCAGAGGTGGATGGGGACAGCTTACTTGGGGTGAGCCTATACCTGTTGTCGTTACTGGGGTTGCAGGAACATCTGCCCTTGGGAACGAAACTGTACAAGCAAATGCTGATGTAGATGTTACTAACAACTTAGCAACAACAGCCGTAGGTGCAGTAGCAGTTCAGGCCTTTGCTGTTGTAGGTGTATCTGCTGTAGCGTCTACACTTGGGCTAGGAGATGAAACATTAATAACAAACAACAACTTATCAGTTTCTGGTTTTGGTGTTACTGTAAGTCAGGGGTCTGTTGATACAGATGCCCAAGCGGTAATATCCGCAATAGGAAACCAAGCAGAGGCGCTTACACAATCGGTTCAAGTATGGAGTTTAATTAATGCAGGGCAAATTCCAAATTATACAATAATTAGCAACAATAAAATCCCTGACTGGGAAGAGGTAGCTTAAATGGCAACATACGTCAATAATCTAAGACTTAAGGAAATTGCAACAGGTGACTCCGCAGGTACTTGGGGAACAGAAACCAATACAAACCTTGAAATGATTGGTCAGGCTTTTGGGTATGGAACAAGAGCTATAGCAAACGCATCCACTGACAACATTACTCAAGGTGATGGTTCTTTAGATGTAGATCGGTCTATGTACCTTAAGCTTACAGGTGGTGGACAAGCTTGTACTATAAGTTTATTGCCAAATACTTCTTCCAAAATGTACATCATGGAAAATGCTACTTCCGCAACTCTTACATTTACGCAGGGTAGTGGAGCTAACGTAGCAATTCTTGCAGGAGAGGTTAAATTAATTGCAGGTGATGGTCTGGGGTCAGGTGCTGTTGTTTATGACTTGTTAACAGATTTAAACCTAGCGGGAGTTACCAAAGTTGACGATCTTGTTGTTGGCGATGATTTAACCGTTACAGATGATATGACCGTTGGCGGAACTTTAGGCGTAACAGGTATAGTCACATTAACTGATGATCTTATTATTGGTGACGGCAAAACAATAGGTTCTGCTTCAGACGTAGACGCTATGACTATTGCCGCAAATGGACAAATAACACTTACTCAAACACTAATTGGTACTGCTTTAGATATTGAAGGCAATATAGATGTAAATGGCGATATAGATGTAAATGGAACTTCTAACCTAGATGTAGTAGATATAGATGGTGCTGTAAACATGGCAACTACTTTACTAGTTACTGGTAACGTAGACTTTAATGGTGACTTAGACGTAGACGGAACTACTAACCTTGATGTCGTGGACATTGATGGTGCAGTTGACATGGCAAGTACGCTTACAGTTGCAGGCGTTTTAACAGGTGCTAGTTTAGACATCTCTGGCGATATAGATATAGATGGAACTGCTAACTTAGATACAGTAGATATTGATGGTCCAACCAATATGGCATCAACAGTTACTATTGGTGGAGTTTTAACTTCAAATGCAGGTGTAGTATTTAACGAAGGTTCTGCTGATGTAGACTTCAGAGTTGAATCTAACGGAGTAACGGATGCTTTGTTTGTTGATGGTGGAAATAATCAAGTACAGATTGGCACAGGTGCAGACTTTATTACAAATACCGCAGGAACCTCTAACTTTGTAGCCGGTGTCAACGCAGGTAACAGCATTGCCAGTGGCGGTAATTATAATGTGTGCGTTGGCGATGAGGCTGGTACGGCAATAAACACTGGCGATAATAATGTGGCTGTGGGCTATGCGGCTCTTGATGCCAATAGCACAGGCTCTCAAAATGTTGCTTTGGGTTTTGCTGCCCTTAGTACAAATACCACGGCTAGTAATAACGTAGGGGTGGGCTATGCCGCCCTTAATGCTAATACGACAGGCACTCAAAATATTGCTGTGGGTTTTTCTGCTCTTATTGCAAATACCACGGCTAATAGTAACATCGCTATTGGTACTAACGCCCTTGCTGCTAATACGACAGGCGCTAGTAACACAGCCGTTGGTGAAAATGCTCTGGCTGCAAATACCGAAGCATCTAATAATGTGGCGGTGGGCGCTGTTGCACTAGATGCGGACACATTAGGAACTCATTCAACTGCTCTCGGAAAAGGGGCATTGTCAGCCCAAAACTTCACCTCTGCGACCAGCAGCGAAAATACTGCGGTTGGGTATATCGCGGGCACATCGGTAACAACAGGGGTTCAGAACACGCTGATTGGGTCGGGTGCGGGTGATTCTCTTACTGATGCGGATTCTAATGTAGCCGTCGGGTTTAACACTTTAGCTAGCGATACACTAGGTAGTAGGGCAACTGCTCTCGGACGATATGCGCTTTTCACCCAAAACTTCGAGTCAGCGACCAACAGCGAAAATGTTGCGGTCGGATATTACGCAGGCAAAGACATAACAATAGGGGTTCAGAACACGCTTATAGGGACGAATGCGGCTGATGCGCTGACGGATGCAGATTTTAATGTAGCTGTCGGTTATGCCGCTTTAGCTACCGATACTTTAGGAAGTCGGTCAACTGCTATTGGGCGATTTGCGCTCACAACCCAAAACTTCACCTCAGCTACTGATACTCACAATAGTGCGGTTGGCTACTACGCAGGTAAAGAATTAACCACGGGGACAAATAATTCATTTTTCGGTGCTCTGGCAGGAGCAAACGTAACAGACGGGGTAGAGAACACCTTAATAGGCGCCCTGTGTGTTGACAATCTCACCACCGGCAGTTTGAATACCGCCATCGGCTATAACCTTTCGCCAAGCGCGGTTGATGTAGATTCTGAAATCGTGATTGGTTCTTCTATCACTGGCGCAGGTACAAATACAGTGCGGATTGGGACAGGTGGCGGAACAGCTACTCTTGGATTGGATGGTTCAGACACATCATGGGCGGCGGCTTCAGATTCTAGGCTTAAAAAAGATGTAACCGATTCCACAGCAGGACTTGAATTTATTAATGATTTACGTCCTATTACGTTTAAATGGAACGCTAAAAACGAAGTAGCCGAAGACCTTCCGCAACACGATGCTGATTCTTCCGACCCTATTTTTGGAGAAGGTAAGGCTCATCACGGTTTCATAGCGCAAGAAGTAAAGGCCGTTATTGACGACCATTCTGACGTTCTTGATGGCAACAATATTTGGCATGAAGACCCTGATGGCACGCAGCAGTTGTCACAGGGCAATTTAGTGCCGATGCTGGTTAAAGCAGTACAAGAACTGTCTGCAAAAATAGCAGAGTTAGAATCTAAACCAAGATGTAAATGTAACGGAGAATAAAAATGGCTAGAACAACTGAAGAAAAAGCACAGATGTACGCAGCAATGGTAGGCAGCATTAGCGTAATAACTAATTGCTTGGATGCCAGCAACAGTTTTTATAACGATATGACCAACGCTGAAAAGAAAGAGCGCGTGATGCGTAGCTCTAGCTACATGTCAGCAGGCGTGGCGCTGGGTGATTGGGGTAGCGAAAACATGTCTGCCATTAATACAGCAATTGCAGCCGCAGCAGCGTATACGCCGTAGTTATTAAGTTAAAGATTAAAACCAACTGAGAAGGAGTTTTATCATGGGTACTATTTTTACAATTATTAGCATTCTTGCACTCGTTGTGACTGGAGCAAGTTTAATTGCGGCTTCCACGCCAACCCCAAAAGATGATGTTTGGATAGGTAAGCTCTACAAATTGGTTGATGCTTTGGCTTTGAATATTGGTCGCGCTAAAGAAAAATAATGGCTACTGCAAAAGAAGCATTAGCAGAACTTAACGCGCACGAAAGAGAGTGCGCTATTCGTTATGAGTACATTGAAAAAAGACTTAACGAGGGTTCTGCAAAGTTTAAAAGACTAGAAATGCTTTTATGGGGTGTTTATCCCTTTATAGTCGCTATTATTATT